GAATTAAACCTGATTTCCTCATCATCAACTACGACGGCGTTGAGATCGTGCGAGACGCTATCGCCGCGGCGGGCTACGACCTCATTATCGTTGACGAATGCTTTGTTGCTGGCACCCCCGTGCACACCCCGAACGGTCTAGCGGCAATCGAAGAACTCAAAGCAGGAGATGCGGTGTTTACAAGTGACGGGGTACGTAATATAAGAACCGTATCCAAACGGAAGACTAACACGTTGGTGGAGGTAAAGCTTGAAACCGGAGAAATTGTCACCTGCACTCCAGAACATCCTTTCTTCACTGACTGGGGTTGGGTCCCCGCCAGAGCCCTTGCAGGTAGACGTGTCGTGTCTTCATCTGCGCTGTCCGATCTGCGGAAACCACTACAAAGTGGCCCAGAGCAAATGGCGCTTTCACCGGAAGACAAAAACACACACCGGGCTGACCTGTTCTCGATCCTGTGCTCGGAAGAGGTTTCATCTTCTACACCCGGGGCAGTCAGCGTTAAAGTTTCTGACTGCGGAGCAGAGGGCGAAGGGGATTCGATCTGGCTTTCACCGTACGCCAGAGCAGCGCAATCACTTATCGAAGGTAGCGATATCGAGAGGGATTCGTCCGATGGTTCGTGGCGGCAACGGTACGGGTATGACTGGGGCGGAGACATTGCTGTCGGTGCAGCTTCCGGCTGGTTGGATTTGGAACTTCCCAATAGCGTTGGGCAGGAGGCTGCCCGGCTATCCTACGAACTACAAGCTCGACTTTGCGTGGCCGGAGAAGAAACTTGGGCTGGAGGTAGATGGAAACAGCCATCGCACGACGAAGGGTCAGGAGAGGGACAGGAAAAAAACGGAAAAGCTTTCGGAGCGCGGGTGGAAAGTGTTACGTATCGAGAACCGGGATGTGACGAATATGTCTACAACCTCGAAGTTGAAGGGACTCCTAACTACTTTGTTGGGGAAAACGCCTGCCTAGTGCACAACTGCAGCCATTACAAGAACGCCCAGAGTACACGCTGGAAGGTGCTGAACTCGCTGGTTAAGCCCGAGACGTGGCTCTGGATGATGACGGGTACCCCGGCGGCACAAGGGCCCGAGGATGCTTTCGGCTTAGCGAAGCTGGTAAACCCGACGGGTGTGCCTAAGTTCTTCAACGCTTGGAAGGACATGGTGATGTACAAGGTATCTCAGTACCGCTGGAAACCTAAGGAACACTCTGAGCATACCGTGCATCGGGCCCTGCAGCCCGCCATTCGCTACACCAAGGAAGAATGCTTAGACCTACCAGACATGCTCTACGTTAAACGAGACGTGGCGCTGACCAAGCAGCAGGAGCTCTACTACAATCGCCTCAAGAAGCAGATGGTCATGGAAGTGGCTGGGGCGCAGATCACGGCGGTAAACGCTGCGGTGATGATGGGCAAACTCCTGCAAATATCGGCGGGCGCAAGCTACACCGAATCCGGCGACACAGTGCAGTTCGATATCAACAATCGCTACAGCGTCCTCAAAGAGGTCATCGCTGAGAGCACTCACAAGGTGCTGGTCTTTGTGCCTTTCAAACACGTGATAGAGATGTTGACCGCGCATTACAAACGCTGTCATCAGCGGCGACGTAAAGGTTGGGGACCGAACTGACATCTTTAGGCAGTTTCAAAACCAACCTGACCCTAGAGTGCTGGTCATCCAACCGCAGGCTGCCGCGCATGGCGTGACGCTTACTGCGGCGAATACAGTTGTCTGGTGGGCACCGACGGCATCGCTCGAAACCTACGCACAGGCTAACGCCCGGGTGCACCGCAAGGGGCAGTCCAACAAGTGCACCGTAGTTCAGCTGCAGGGTTCAGGCGTGGAGCGCGAGGTCTACAAGATGCTCGACGAGAAGATTGACGTGCATACTAAGGTTATCGATCTGTATAAAGAATTGCTTGACTAGTGTAACAGATACCATTAGATATTAATTTCTGATAGTGCAGGAGAACCACTATGACTGATGATACCGCGGGCGAAACCGCCATAACTCCCGACACGATGACCAAAACCTACATCAAAATCCGCGACAAGCGGGCCGAACTCAAAGCAGAGTTTGAGCAACAAGACGAGATTCTGGAGATGCAGATCAACGCTATCAAGTCGGAACTGCTCGACTACTGCAGGACGCAGGGTATCGAAAGCGTTCGTACCCCATCGGGAGTGTTTTACCGGACGATGAAAACGCGCTATTGGACCAACGACTGGGACTCAATGAACAAGTTCATCTTGGAAAATGAGGTCCCGCAGTTCTACGAGAAGCGTCTCAATCAGACCGTCGTAAAGCAATTCCTTGAAGAAAACCCTGACGTGCTACTGCCCGGCCTAAATGCCAATAGCGAGTACGTCATCACCGTGAGGAAGACATAATGACCGAAACCCCAACCCCGTTCGCCACCATCGAGGAAGTAGCAAAGTACTTCGTCGTCTCGGTTGCGACCGTGCGTACATGGCTGCGTAACGGCACCATCCCGAAGCATACCTACCTCAAGGTAGGCAACACCTACAGGTTCAACCTGCCCGACGTGGCGATGGCCCTCGTAACCGCACCGAAGGCTCCGGTGCGGTTAGAAATGAACTTCGATAACGGCAACGATAACTAAGGAGAACGACATGAGTGAAATGACCCTTTTCGGCGCGGGCAACCCGCTGGTTAACAGCGACCTATTCAAATCGCTGCGTGACTTGAACAAGACCCTCGCTGGTAGCGGCGGTTACGGTAATAAGCGTATCTCAATCAAAGGAAACAAGTTCCGCCTCTTTGTCGATGGTGAGCAGGTCTCCGTGTCCAAGGAAGACTACATGAACGTTGTGGTTGTTAACGCCGCTGCGGTCTCGCGCACCTACTATGAGAGCGCCTATGATCCAAACAACGCGTTGGCTCCAACCTGCTGGTCCACCGACACCCGAGCTCCTGCGGCAGAAGTCCCTGCAGATCAAAGGAAAGCCTCACGCTGCGCCGACTGCAGTCTGAACGTCAAGGGCTCGGGACAGGGCGACAGTCGTGCCTGCCGCTACAACCAGCGTCTGGCCGTCACGCCCGTGGGTAAGCCAGAGGAGGTCTACCAGTTGCAGCTCCCGGCCACGTCTCTGTTCGGTGACAGCAAGAATGGTAAGATGCCCATGCAGGCATATGCCAAATTCCTTGACGCACACAACACGCCAATTATCGCAGTTGTGACCAAGATCTCGCTGGACGAAAACTCGGAGACGCCAAGGCTATTCTTTAGCCCTGTACGCCCGTTAACCGAGGAAGAACTACATGCGGCTGTTGCAGTTAAGGACAGCGAGGATGCTATTAAAGCTATCACGTTGACTGTCGCACAGACTGATGGTGCCAAGAAGAAGGACTCCGCAACGGAGACCAAGAGCTACAACCCCGCCAAAGAAAAGATCATCGTTGATGACGAAGATGAGGTGGAAGAACCCAAGAAGGTCGCCGCCACAAAGACCGCCATGGTATCTACTGATCCCAAGGCAAACATCTCGGCTCTTGTCGCGCAGTGGGACGACGAGTAATCCTTAACAGGCTCACCGCGACGGGGGATAAAAATAACCTCACCCCGTCGCGGCATCCCAACAGGAAGAGTGGCGGCAATGGATACAACGACGTTTTTGCGGTCCGTTCTTGGGACTGCGGGCTCCTACTGCGTTCTTGCGATCAGCGAGGACAGACGCATCCAGAAGTTCTACGATACCATCGAGCAGCTTGAGCGCGCTGCGCTGAACTTCGATGAAAATGGTTTCGATGCCTACTACGCCCTTGGTACGTTCGAGGAAGCAGGGTCACGTGAAGCCGATAACGTCAAGCAGATGCGCGCGTTCTTTATGGACCTCGACTGTGGCGTTAACGTCAAGACGGGCAAGGCCAAGGAATTCCCTGACCAGCATACCGCTATCTTGGCGCTCAGGGAGTTCGTTAAAACTACCCGGCTGCCCCGTCCGTTCTTAGTCAACTCCGGCTACGGTGTGCACGTTTACTGGCCACTGACCGCGCCCGTAGACTTTATAACGTGGCTCCCGGTTGCGGAGAAGCTCAAGGCGTTAGCCAAGGCCAAAGCCTTTAAGGCCGATGAGGGTGTGACTGCTGATGCCGCTCGGGTGCTACGAGTGCCGGGGACGCATAACCGCAAGGGCGACGATCCTAAACCCGTCAGCTTTTTCGGCATCGCTGGGCCTACCCCCGTCGAGTTCTTCGACTTCGCTGCACGGCTAGAGACAATGGCTGGTAGTCTGCCGACTAACCTTCCTGCCAGACGCTACTCACCTGGGGTAACAAATAGTGCGATGATGGACGCGCTGATTGGTAAGCGTGAAGCATCGTTCAAAGCTATCATGCAGAAGACCGTGGCAGGTAAGGGCTGTGCCCAGCTGGCCTACTGCATCGAGAACCGCGCCGATCTGGCTGAGCCAATGTGGCGCGCGGCGCTCTCTATCGCCAAGCACTGCACCGATATGGCTAAGGCCGTGAAGGCTGTATCGCAGGGTCACGCCGAATACGACGAAGATGAAGCGATGTGGAAGGCAGACCGCATTAAGGGGCCCTATCTCTGTACGCGCTTCGAGGAGTACAACCCGGGTGGGTGCCGAGGTTGCCCCAACTGGAACAAGATCAAGTCGCCCATTGTCCTCGGCCAGCAGTTTACTGAGGCTACGCCCGAGGATAACACCATCGTCGTAGCTGACCCACAAGCGCCCGAGGCACCTCCAAGGGTTTACGAAATCCCGGCCTACCCAAGCCCCTATTTCCGCGGCAAGGACGGCGGGGTGTTTATCCGTATAATTGACGACGAGGGTGAAGTCAGTGAGCGGATTATATGGCACCACGATCTCTACGTCGTGCGCCGTTTGTATGACCCAGAGCAGGGGGAAATTATCGAGATGCGGCACCACCTACCCAGAGACGGGGTTAGGTCTTTCGTGGTGCCCCTATACGTCGTTACGTCGAAGGAAGAGTTTCGAAAAGTCCTCGCCACCAATGGCGTCATAGCGATCAACAAGGAAGTGGACGCAATTATGAGCTTTACGCAAAGCATGGTTAAAGACCTGCAGATTACCACGCAGGCAGACAACGCGCACCGCCAGTTCGGCTGGCTGCCCGACTTCAAGGGGTTCGTTCTTGGGGATAAGGTGATCTACGAAGACCGTGTCGATTTCAACGCACCGTCAGCCGCAACACGCGGGATGATTGAGTTCTTTGA